AAGGCCTTGCACGACGTGGAAAAACACTTCCTGCCATTTCACTACCGCAACTTCGAGCGCAAATCTACGCAGCCTGAGCCTCGTCGATGATCTCGGTGTGGATCACAAACCCTGTCAGGTAAGGCAGCCCACGCGGGATCCCGTATTCCTTGCTGGTGATGCGACCGATTGTCCAGCCCATCCACTCTTGCGTGGCGGCGGCGATGGCGGCATCCAGATTCGCGCCGTGGTGCATCTGGTTGAGCACGCTGTCGGCAAAATGGCGTCCGTGGCGGCTGTCCATAAAGATTCGGACCGTTTCCAGCGACTGGCCGGTGGACTCGGCAATCGCGCGCATCGCGATGGGCCAGGCTGCTTCGGCGTGTTCGTTCATCGTGCCATAGAAGCCCCAAATTTCGACTTGAGGGGCGGGGATTGTGTTGGTGTTGGTCATCGTTTTCTCCTGCGGGGTGGTTGGTTTCGACACCCGTATGAACACGCTGTGTGCCAGGGAAGCCAAGCTTATCTTGATTGAAATTCAGTACCAGGAAACATCGGATTGCAGTTCGCTGGCCCGAGCCAACAAGGAGGCCACCTCGCGCAAGCGTCGTTCAACGCCTTCCTGGTCGATGCCGGGATCGAGGTAGCGCTGTGACCGGTGGATGGTCGGCATGCCGCCCTGATCGATCACGCGGGTTGCAAACGCCTCTTCCTGGTCGACGCTAGGCAGCGGGGTCGTGCCATTGAGGGCCACGAGGATGGCACGTCGAGCCTTGGGAATTTCTGCCAGGGTGATGCACCCGTAGCCGGCTTCGACATCGATGTTCAGTAGGCCCAGGACCAGGGCTGCGTTGCGGTTGTTGTAGTTGAGGTTCATCTCTTGCTGGCGGTCGATCTGCAGGGTGATGCTCATGGGGCGCTCCTGGGTTGAATCCGGTGATGGCAGGATGAACGCGCTGTGTGATTGAGAAGCCAAGCGTATTCACCTGCATTTCCGTGAGTTTGATCAGCCTGCCCGCAGCACCCTGATGCCTTCATTGGCGAGGGTCAGAACCGCGCTGGCAAACGCCACCTCGGCCAGCCAGGGCGCAGCCTTGGCGTCCGACAGCAACTCGTCGATGGCATCCTTGGACTTGGCGCGCATCGCGGCACACGCGGCCTCCTGTCGCGCCGGGCTGGCGGTCCTGATCTCGGGGCAGAGGCGAACCAGGGTGGTCAGGGCTGCGGTGCCGAGTTGTTGCCCCAAGGTATCGATGGCGATGGTGTTCATTGCGCATCCTCCTGGCTGTGGCAATCGATCACCTTTACCGCGTCACTGGCGAAGGCCTTGGCCTCCTCCATGCTGCGGTGGTGGAAGAAGTACACCGTGCCGTCGGCGCGGATGGCTTTGTAGAGGTGGAAGTCCATGGGGTGGCTCCGGGGGTCGTGGATGACGCCCCCATGAACGCGCTGACATGGAATGAAGCCAAGCTATTCCAAGCAGAAGATTGCCGGTTCATCGCTTGCAAGCCCATGAATTCCTTGGTGACAATGCGACCTCCAAAACCCGGAGACGCAAAATGAATAAAACCGAGCTGATTGCCGCCATCGCTGCCAAGTCCGAACTTACCAAGGCCGACGCAGGTCGCGCACTGGCCGCTGTTCTGGATACCCTGTCTGAAACGATGGCCAAGGGGGAGTCAGTCACCTTGATCGGCTTTGGCACTTTCAAGACCAGCCAGCGTGCCGCGCGAGAGGGCAAGAATCCCCAAACGGGAGAGAAGCTCAAAATTGCTGCTGCAACGGTGCCGAAATTCACAGCAGGCGCCACCTTGAAAGCCTTGGTAAATCCGGTGAAGAAGCCCAAGACCACCAAGGCCACCAAAGCGGCTAAACCCGCCAAGAAGAAATAATGGATGGGGCGGAAAAGCCGCCCCAACTAAATCAGGCGACGTGGTAAACCCGGTCGCCGCCCTGGGCCTTCTCCGATGTCAGGACAAGGCCCAGTTTCTTTTTAAACGCCCCGGCAAAGGTGCCTCGCACGGTGTGGGGCAGCCAACCGGTGGCGCTGCAGATCTGTGCGATCGTCGCGCCCTCCGGACGTTTGAGTAGCGTAATCACGGTGGCCTGCTTGCTGTTCTCGCGGGTGCGGGGTGGCTTTGCTTCGGCGTGCGCCTTGGCTTCGATGGCGGCCACAGCCGCTTCGATCTCCGGATCTTCGTCGTGGCTGGCGTCGGCCTCGCCCGCTTCCGGCGTGATGGGCGCGGGGCGTGTGCAGCCCAGCGCGTCGTAACCCTCGGCGGCGACGAACCAGTCCGTGCCGTTGGGGGTGATCAATGCGCGGTTGAACAATCCGGCGATGACTTTCTTGCGCACGCCGCCGTTGATGTTCTCCGGGAACCAATCGATCTTGCCGTCAGTGTGGTGGATGGCATAGGCCAGGATGGCGTGCTGGGTGGCGGTGAGTTGGAGGGTGGTCATTTGCTGTTCCTTCGGGGTGGTTGATGGTGATGTGATGAACGCGCTGTTCCGAGGTGAAGCCAAGCGTTTCGGGCTTGGGCTTCGATCTGAATTCAGTCAACGCTGGCGATGTCCTGCTCGGAGGGGCGCGACACGTTCATGCCGACTTCGACGCCCGCTTTGAACGCGGCTTCCAGCGCGTCGCGGACGCTCCAGACCGCCAAGTCGTGGAAATCGAGGCGATCCGAATGGCGGGTTTCCAGGGTGTCGATGCGCAGGTGCTTCTGGGCGATCAGGGCGTAAATGGTGTCGATCTGGGTCATGGTCGTGTCCTTCTGAGGTCGTTGATGGTGATGTGATGAACGCGCTGTTCGAGCGGGAAGCCAAGCATTTCGCCGGGCTTCCCGATCTCGATCAGTCCTCGTCGTCGTCCTCCGTGGCATCTTCGATTTCCGCGATGGTGTCTTCCATCGAGCACATCGAGCCGCCCAAGTAGCTGTGGTCGTTGGTCAGGGCGATCTTGGTGTGGGCAAGCCAGTAGGACTCGGCCCGTTGCAGCGTCATCTCCTGGCCGCTTTGCTTGATCAGGGTCTTGGCTTGCTCCAGGCACTCCAGCATCTGCATCTGGATATCGCGTAGTTCGTCAACGATTTCCTGGCGTTTTTCGGGGGTTTGCGTGGTCATGTTCGTCTCCGTGGACGTGGTTGATGGTGTGGTCATGAACGCGCTGTGCCAGAGACAAGCCAAGCTGAATCTCGAACAAAACCATCAATTTCTCTCTGGATTCCATGGGTCTCTCGATTCGCGCCTACGCCCGCCATCGGGGGGTGTCCGACACCGCCGTTCACAAGGCGATCCGCGCTGGCCGCATCACGCCCGAAGCGGACGGCACGCTGGATCCGAACAAGGTCGATCGGGAGTGGAACAAGAACACCGAGGCCCCGGCACAAGGCACCCAGCGCCGGGCCGAGACCATCACCATCAAGGAAGCGCCAGCACCATCCGAGCCGCAAACACCCAGTCTGGGCACCGGCGGCACCTCATTGCTGCAGGCGCGCACCGTCAACGAAGTGGTCAAGGCGCAGACCAACAAGGTGCGCCTGGCCCGGCTCAAGGGCGACTTGGTCGATCGCTCCCAGGCCATCGCCCATGTCTTCCAGCTGGCGCGCAATGAACGCGATGCCTGGCTCAACTGGCCGGCGCGGGTGTCGGCGCAGATGGCAGCCACGCTCGGCATGGATGCACACACCCTGCACATCGCGCTGGATGCGGCGGTGCGCACGCACCTGATGGAACTGGGCGAACTGCGCCCCAAGGTGGATTGATGGACTACGAAGGTGCTCTGGAGATCGAAAGCGCCTGGCGCGAGGGGCTCACTCCGGATCCGATGCTGACGCTGTCGGAATGGGCCGACCGGCACCGGATTCTTTCCAGCAAGTCCTCCTCGGAGCCAGGGCGCTGGCGCACCAGCCGCACGCCATATCTCAAGGAGATCATGGATTGCCTGTCGCCGACGTCGCCGATCGAACGCATCGTGTTCATGGCTGGCGGCCAGCTGGGTAAGACCGAGTGCGGCAACAACTGGATCGGCTACGTGATCCACCACGCGCCAGGCCCGATGATGGCGGTCTCCCCCACGGTGGAGATGGCCAAGCGCAACTCCAAGCAGCGGATAGACCCCTTGATCGAGGAGTCGCCCACCCTCAAGGAGCTGATCTCGCCAGCCCGCAGCCGCGACTCAGGCAACACCATTCTGGCCAAGGAGTTCCGGGGCGGCGTCTTGGTGATGACCGGTGCAAACAGTGCTGTCGGCCTGCGCTCAATGCCGGTGCGCTATCTGTTTCTCGACGAGGTGGATGGCTATCCCCTGGACGTGGATGGCGAGGGCGATGCGATTTCGCTGGCCGAGGCCCGCACCCGCACCTTCGCGCGGCGCAAGATTTTTATCGTCTCCACCCCGACCATCGCCGGGGTGTCGGCTATCGAGCGCGAGTACGAGGCGTCCGACCAGCGCCGCTACTTCGTGCCCTGTCCGCACTGCGGGCATCAACAATGGCTGCGCTTCGAACAACTGCGCTGGGACAAGCATCAGCCGGAGACGGCAGCTTACGTCTGCGAGACCTGCGACACCGCCATCGCCGAGCATCACAAGACTTCGATGCTGGCAGCCGGCGAGTGGCGGGCGCTGGGAACGAGTAATGGAAAGACGGCAGGCTTCCACCTGTCGTCGCTCTACAGCCCGATTGGCTGGCGGTCCTGGCGCGACATTGCCGCCGCCTGGGAGTCTGCTGTGAACAAAGAATCCGGCTCGGCCTCGGCGATCAAAACCTTCAAGAACACGGAATTGGGTGAGACCTGGATCGAGGAAGGCGAGGCGCCGGACTGGCAGCGGCTGCTGGAGCGGCGCGAGGAGTACCGCATCGGCTCCATCCCCATTGGCGGGCTGCTGCTGGCGGGTGGGGCCGACGTGCAGAAGGATCGTATCGAGGCCTCGATCTGGGCCTTCGGGCGCGGCAAAGAGGCATGGCTGATCGAGCATCGCGTGCTGATGGGCGATACCGCGCGGGACACGGTTTGGCGTCAGCTGGCCCAGATACTGACCGAAACCTGGACCCACACCTCCGGCGCGCGACTGCCGCTGGTTCGCTTCGCGCTGGACACCGGCTTCGCCACGCAAGAGGCCTATGCCTTCGTGCGGGTGGCAAAGGATCACCGGCTGATGGCGGTGAAGGGCGTACCGCGTGGGGCGGCGTTGATCGGCACGCCCACGGCGGTGGATGTGACCCAGGCCGGCAAGAAGCTGCGCCGGGGCATCAAGGTCTATTCGGTGGCGGTGGGCATCGCCAAGCTGGAGTTCTACAACGCATTGCGCAAAGCCGCCGAGGTGGACGAGGACGGCGTCACGGTCATCTTTCCTGCTGGCTTCGTGCATCTGCCGAAGGTGGACGCAGAGTTCATCCAGCAACTCTGCGCCGAACAATTGATCACCCGCCGCAACCGCAACGGCTTCCCGGTGAGGGAGTGGCAGAAGACCCGCGAGCGCAACGAGGCACTGGACTGCTACGTCTATGCCAGGGCCGCCGCTGCTGCCGCTGGGCTGGACCGCTTCGAGGAACGCCATTGGCGCGAACTGGAGCGGCAGATGGGGCTATCGCCCCCGGATCCACAAACGACTGAAACCGAATTCCCTATCGAGGCCACCCCCAGCGGTGGCCTCGGTGTTTCTGGAATCCCGAAACCCGCGCGGCGCGTCATCAAGAGCCGCTGGATCGGGTGATGTGGGCGTCTTGCCCAAAACCTTCAATCTTCTTTAAGGAATCTCACCATGAGTTTGCAAACCCAGATCCAGAGCTTCGTCCTTCGCGCTGCCCAGGAATTCAACGCGGTCTCCACCAAGATCGGCTCGCTGGCCTCCCTGTCCACCACCGACAAGACCAGCCTGGTGTCGGCCATCAACGAACTGAAGAACGCGGTCAATGCGTCCACCAGCATCGATGACAGCGCGATCACCACCAGCACCACCTACTCGTCTTCCAAGATCGTCGGCCTGCTCGACGCATTGAAGGCTGACATCCTGGGTGGCGCCGATGCCGCGTTCGACACCTTGCTGGAAATCCAGCAGGCCATCCAGACCGGTGAGAGCGCCGCAACCGCGCTGCTGGACGCCGTCAACAAACGCGTTCGCTATGACGCAGCCCAGGCCCTGACTGCACCCGAACAGGCCCAGGCCCGCAGCAACATCGGTGCGGTCGCCGCCGCTGACGTGGGCGACACCGCCTTCGACTTCGTCGCTGCCTTCGAAGCCGCTCTGATCTAAACCTGTCCGCCCGGTTTCCTGCCTTAGGGCAGGGCCGGGCTCCCAATTCTTGATCGAGGCATCTCATGAGCACACTCGACACCCATCTGGGCACGGTTCGCGACTGGATCACCCAGCTGCGACTGGGTAATCCCACCACGCCGGTTCCCACTGTATTGCCTGGCAGCCGGCAGACACTGGATCTGGGCCCGGGCGAATCCCTGGAGATCGTCCATATCAGCGATCCGGAATATCAACGCCTGATCTCGCTGGCGGAACAGGTCATCGAGCCGGGCGGCAGCCTAATTCCGGTGATGACTGGGAACACCTCGTCCCAGTGCACGATATCTGCGTCGACGACCCATCCCACTATTGCCGGCCCCTGGCGCGCGGTCGATGGCAATCTCGCCATGCACTGGACAGCCGGTTCTTACCTCACCAGTGGTTGGTGGCGCTGCTGTTTCACGACACCCAAAAGCCTGCTGAGCTACGCCATGACCTCGCGCAGCGCGTATGGCGACAGTGCGCCACGAGACTGGACACTGCGCGGTTCCTACGACGGGGTGAACTGGACGCAGGTGGACGCACGTACCGGTGTGGTCTGGAGCAACAGTCAGCGACGTGAATTCAGCCTGTCCCAATCGGCCAGTTTTACTTGCTGGGAGATCAACGTCACGGCAACCGCCAGGCCAGATTACGAAGGTGCCCTGGCCATCGCCGAAGTTCAGTTTTACGCCCCGCCCACGCAACGCATCCTGGTCCCCTCGCCACAGAACTACCAGATCGAGTATCAGGGTGACCGCACGCTGATCAAGCGCCTTGCCGCCGAGCGTCGGCTACTAACCGCCACGGTTCGCCTGTGATGATGACGCTGGCGCAGCACATCGCGGCACTCGCCACGCGCATCGGCCAGGAACTGAAGGCCCGGGTCACCCCAGAGCATCCGGGCCTCGCCCGCGCCTGGGTGTGCTTCGGGTGGGTACGGGGTGAGGTCGTGGTTCACGCCGGGCACAACGTGAAGAAAGTCATGCGGCTGGCTCCCGGCAAGTACCGAGTGGTCTTCGCCGAATCCATGCCCGACGAGCACTACTGCTGGTTGGCCTTCGCCCGCAACAGCGACAAGTCGATGAAGATGGCCGCCGCCCGCGTGAGCTGCGATGACAAGACGACCGATGACGTCGAGCTGGTCTGCGCCACACCCTCCGGCACGTTGTCTGACTCCAGCGAGATCAACGTCGTGGTCTACCGCTGATGGCCTACACGCAAGAACAACTCGAAGCCCTCCAGACCGCCCTGGCCAAGGGAGAAAAGCGCGTCACCTTCGCCGACAAGACCGTGGAATACCGCACGGTCGATGAACTCAAAGCCGCGATCCGTGAGGTGCAAGCCGATCTGCACCGCCAGGCGGTGGACACCGGCCTGTGGCCACAAGCGCCCCGGCAGATCCGGGTCACCACCAGCAAGGGGTTCTGATGGCCAGGAAAAACACCAAAGCGTCGGCAGGCTGGTTCGGCAAGATCGGCGCGTTATTCGGGCGACCCCCAATCCATGAGGCGGCCGGCAGCGGACGCCGCGCCTGGGCATGGATGCCAGGTAATCCGGGTGCGGTGGCCGCCATGCTGGCCACCCAGTCCGAGTTGCGCACCAAGAGCCGCGATCTGGTGCGCCGTAACGCCTGGGCCAATGCGGCTTTGGAAGGTTTCGTTGCCAATGCCATCGGTACCGGCATCAAGCCCCAGTCCATGCTCGCGGATCCCGCGCAACGCGAGCGCATCCAGTCGCTCTGGCGAGACTGGTGTGAGGAAGCAGATGCTGCCAGCCTGACCGATTTTTACGGCCTGCAAGCCATGGCCTGCCGCGCCATGCTCGAAGGCGGCGAATGTCTGGTGCGGTTGCGCCCCCGCCGTGAAGAAGATGGACTGGCAGTACCGCTGCAGATCCAGTTGCTGGAACCCGAGCACCTGCCGGTATCCATGAATAGTGATCTGCCATCGGGCTATGTGATTCGCGCCGGCATCGAGTTCGACAAGCTGGGCCGCCGTGTCGCCTACCACCTGTACCGCAGCCATCCCGAGGATGGTGCCCTGGCTCCGATGTCCAGCCAAGGTGGTATCGACACCGTGCGGGTGGATGCCGCCGAGATCATTCATCTATTCCGTCCACTGCGGCCCGGCCAGATTCGCGGCGAGCCCTGGCTCTCTCGCGCACTGGTGAAGCTGAATGAGCTCGACCAGTACGACGACGCCGAACTGGTGAGGAAGAAGACCGCCGCCATGTTCGCCGGCTTCATCACCCGCCTCTCCCCCGAGGACAACCTGATGGGAGAAGGCAATTCAGACCAGAACGGCGTCGCCCTGGTGGGTCTGGAACCCGGCACTTTGCAGATTCTGGAGCCGGGTGAGGACGTCAAATTCTCGCAGCCAGCCGACGTCGGTGCGTCCTACGGCGAGTTCCTGCGCATGCAGTTCCGGGCCGTGGCCGCCGCCATGGGCGTGACCTATGAGCAGTTGACCGGCGACCTCACCCAGGTCAATTACTCCTCGATCCGGGCCGGGCTCCTCGAGTTTCGCCGCCGCTGCGAGGCCATCCAGCACGGCGTGATCGTGCATCAGTTATGCCGGCCGATCTGGTCGGCTTGGATGGAGCAGGCGGTGCTGTCGGGCGCGCTGAAATTGCCCGGCTATGCGAAACGTCGGCGTGAATATCTGGCCTGCAAATGGATCCCGCAGGGCTGGCAGTGGGTCGATCCGCAGAAGGAATTCAATGCCATGGTCACCGCCATCCGCGCCGGGCTGCTGTCCCGCTCGGAGGCGATTTCCTCCTTCGGCTACGACGCCGAGGACATCGATCGGGAGATTGCGGCGGACAACGCACGGGCGGATGCCTTGGGTCTGGTGTTCGAGTCCGACCCCCGGCACGACCAGCCCACCGCCGTCATGCCCGCCAGGAATACACCGGCAGAAGCTACACCTGCCGATCCGGCGACCGATCCGACTTCCCTGATCTGAAAGGTCCATCCCATGCTCTATCCGCACTTGGCGGGACGCCTCTTTGGCGTGCCGCTGCTGATCCATCGTACCAAGCTGGACGTGATTCTCTCGGTTATGGCTCCCCGGCTCGGTCTGGACGGCACGCTGCCACAAGCGGCGCTGCCTTCCTCCCGGCCAGTCGCCTCGCCCACACCGGGTATCGCCATCCTGCCTATCCACGGTTCCCTGGTGCGCCGCACCCTGGGGATGGAGGCGGAATCGGGGCTACTGAGTTACCAGGCGATTCAAATCGGACTGGCAGCAGCGCTTGCCGATCCGTCCGTTGCCGGCATTCTGCTCGATGTGGATTCGCCGGGCGGCGAAGCCGGCGGCGTGTTCGACCTAGCCGACCGTATTGCAGCGGCGGCCAAGGTGAAACCCGTCTGGGCCATCGCCAACGAGTCCGCCTTCTCGGCGGCCTATGCCTTGGCCAGCGCGGCCTCGCGTCTGGTAGTCACGCGCACGGCGGGCATCGGCTCGGTGGGCGTGATCGCGATGCACATCGACCAGTCCGGCCTGGATGCGAAGGCGGGGCTGCAGTACACGCCGATCATCGCTGGCGCCCACAAGAACGACCTCTCGCCGCATACCGCCATCACCGATGAGGCACGCGCCATGTTGCAGGCTGAAGTGGACCGGCTCTATGGCCTCTTCATCGACACGGTGGTAAGCCACGGACGCCTGACTGCGGATGCCCTGCGCGCCACCGAGGCGGGCCTCTACTTTGGCGACGCCGCCGTGACGGCTGGACTGGCCGATGCCGTGGCCACCTTCGACGACACCCTGGCCGAGATGGCCGATTTCCTCACCCCTCGAACCGTGCAGCGCCTTGCAAGCGCGCGGGCCGAGGCATTCGCTTCACCCCCGCCATCCACCGACAAGGAGATACACATGAATGGCCCCGTTTCTGACACCACTTCTGATTCCGGAATCCCTGCCAGCACTGTTGTTGACAGGACTCCTTCTGCAACAGTGGCTGAACCGACCGCCACCGCCCTGAGTTATGCCGATGCCGTCGAAGTGGCTGAACTCTGCCAACTGGCTGGCGTGCCCGAGCGCACCGCGAGCTACCTCTCGGCCCAGACCCCTGTGGCCAACGTGCGCCGCACATTGCTGGCGCTGCGCGCCGACGGTCCCGAGATCGCATCCCACCTGACCCCTGAAGCCATGGCCGCGAAGCCGGAAGCCCTCAAGGACAACCCCCTCATCGCCCAGGCACGCGCTCGTGCCGGAAAGGACTGACCCATGCCGACCAAACCTGTATTCACCGAAGGCCTCAACCTGGGGGACCTCCTCAAGTACGAAGCCCCCAATCTGTATTCCCGCGACCAGGTCACCGTCGCCGCCGGCCAGGTCCTGGCTCTCGGCGCGGTCGTCGGTGTGATCACCGCCAGCTCCAAGGTCAAAGTAGTGGATCCCTCTGCTACCGATGGTTCCGAGGTCGCCGCTGGCGTCCTGATCCAGGCGGTGAACGCCAACCTGGCCGACCGGGATGACGGGCTCATCGTCGCCCGCCACGCCATCGTCGCTGACCACGCTCTGGTCTGGCCCACGGGCATCACCGTGGCCGAGAAAAAATCCGCCATCGCCCAACTCAAGGCGCTGGGCATCCTCGTTCGCAAAGGAATCTGACCATGCCCATGAACAATCCCTTCGACAACCCCGCGTTCTCCATGTCGGCGCTGTCCACCGCCATCAACATCCTGCCCAACAACTATGGGCTGATGGACCAGATGAATTTGTTTCCGGCCAAGCCAGTGCGTTTCCGCCAGATCGCCATCGAGGAGAAGAACGGCGTCCTGAGCCTGTTGCCGACGCTGCCGGTGGGCTCGCCTGGTACGGTGGGCGTGCGCGGCAAACGCAAGCTGCGTTCCTTCGCCATCCCCCATATCCCGCACGAGGACGTAGTGCTGCCGGAAGAAGTACAGGGCATCCGCGCCTTCGGCATGGAATCCGAGTTGCAGTCCATCTCCAACGTCATGGTCGAGCATCTGCAAACCATGCGGAACAAGCACGCCATCACCCTGGAACATCTGCGCATGGGCGCCTTGAAGGGCGTAATCCTGGATTCGGATGGTTCGATGCTCTACGACCTCTATGACGAATTCCAGATCACGCCGAAGGTGGTGGACTTCAAGTTCAGCAACACCGACCTGGACGTGAAGAAGGTTTGTCTGGGGATCAAGCGCTATGTCTCCAAGAATCTGCAGGGCGAGTTCATGACCGGCATCCACTGCCTGGTCTCGTCCAGCTTCTTCGACGCGTTGACCGGACATGACAATGTGAAGGAGGCCTACAAGGACTGGCAGACCGGACTGGCGCTGCGTTCTGACTTGCGCACGGGATTCACCTTCGCCGGCATGACCTTCGAGGAATACTTCGGCGAGGCATCGGATGGCACCACCACGCGCAGCTTCATCGGTGAGGACGAGGGCCACGCCTTCCCCCTGGGTACGGTGGACACCTTCGCCACCTACTTCGCGCCGGCGGATTTCAACGAGACGGTGAACACGCTCGGCCAGCCGCTCTATGCCAAGCAGGAGCCGCGCAAGTTCGATCGCGGCACCGATCTGCACACGCAGAGCAATCCGCTGCCCATGTGCCACCGCCCCGGGCTGCTAGTGAAGCTCACGATGTCTTGAGCGCTTTCTGACGCTCCTTGGTGTAGCGGTACCAGGGCTGCGGCGGGTCGCCAGCCATGAAGCGAGTGGCGGCGATGAAGGTGTCGAGCAGGCACGGGTCGTAGTTGACCCCGTTCTGCCCGCACAACTGCTGAAACAGGACGTAGGGGTCTTGCCCCACAAGGTCCGTCGGTTGGTGGATGCCGACCTCGCGCAAATACCCGGCAACCGCCGGGCCGATGTTGGGGATGGCCTCCAGTACCAACGCGTCTGCCGCTGTCTTCGCTTTCTTCATGTTTTTGATCCTCCACCCCCTTCAGAACTGAGTGCAATGATAGCCATCGAATCCCTGTATGACGCGGCGGCCCGGTCCGGAATGCTGACCCGCGCTGCATTTGGAAGTACGGAGGTCATGGTCGACTTCCGTGCGCCCGATGAGGACGTGCTCGATGGCCTGGGCGTCTCGCGCAACTACAGCATCCGCTATCCCCTGAGCCGACTGCCGGCGCTTGCTGCCGGCGACACCCTGTGGATCTCCGGGCGCAGCTATCGCGTGCGGGAAATTACTGTGACGGGCGATGGCACCGAGGCCCGCGCCACACTGACTCAACTGTAGGACTGACCATGCCCAACTCGATCCGCGAGCAAATCCTGCAGGCAGTGGCGGGCCTGCTATTGCCCGTCGCCCAGTCTCTGGGTGCGACGTTTCACCGCTCGCCGACCACCGGCATCACGCGTGAGCAGTCTCCAGCGCTGCTGATATTTCCCGAATCCGAAGCCCTCACCCAGCGTGCAAATGACCGCGTCGAGCGGCAGTTGGTCGTGCGCCTGGTAGCACTAGCGCGCGAAACCTCAGGCGAAGCGCCGGAGACCATCGCCGACCGGCTGCTGGTGGCGGCACACGCGGCGCTGCTCGGTGCCGTGAACAACAACGCCAACCTCGGCGGCCTGTGTCTGGGCATCAAGGAACTGGACTGCGAGTGGGACGTGGAGGACGCCGATGCCACGGCAGCTGCCATCCCGGCCCGCTACCAGATCACCTACCGCACCTTGGCGCACGACATTGCCCGCCAGGGATGAGCCATGCCCCTCGTTGAACTCCTGAAACCCCACACCCACGCCGGCCGCGACCACCCGCCGCGTGACCGCATCGATCTCGACACGTCGCTGGCCCGCTGGCTGGTGGAAGTTGGTGTGGCGCGTCCAGTCCTGGTCAGCGATCAGGACAGACCACTGCACGCCCGACGACGGACGTCATCCATCCACACCTCACCACCCATCACCCCTTCCAATTCGTCTGAGGAGACTTCTTCATGAGTACCTATGCTTCCTTCCAGGGCCGCGTCTATCTGGGCAAGCGCGACGCCGCCGGCAATCCGGTTGAAGTCCGTTCGCCTGGCAACGTGGCGGAACTGAAACTCGCCCTCAAGACCGAGGTGCTGGAGCACTACGAATCACAATCCGGCCAGCGCTCACTCGATCACCGCATGGTGAAGTCCAAGTCGGCCAGCGTGAATCTGACCATCGAGGAATTCACTGCAGAGAACCTGGCCCTCGCCCTGTACGGTACTTCCGTCACCGGTAGTACCGGCACGGTCACCGACGAACCAGTGGGTGGCGCGGCACCAGTGATTGGCGACCGCTACTTCCTGGCGCATCCGAAGGTTTCCACCCTGGTGGTGCAGGACAGCGCGGCCACGCCTGCACCCCTGACGCTGGGCACGCATTTCACGGCGGATACCGATTTCGGTGCCGTCCAGTTTCTGGACATCACCAGCCTGACCGCGCCCTTCAAGGCCAGCTACGCCTTCGGCGTGGTGACCGAGATCGGCCTCTTCACCCAGCCGCTGCCGGAACGCTTCCTGCGTCTAGAAGGTGTCAACACGGCGGCGGGCAATGCCCGGGTTCTGGTCGAACTGTATCGAGTTGCGTTCGACCCGCTGAAGGAGTTGGCGCTGATTTCCAACGACTACAACAAGTTCGAATTAGAGGGCTCGCTGCTGGCGGATGCCTCGAAACCCTACGACGCGGTGCTTGGAACTTTTGGCCGCATTGTGCAAATTGGATGAGCGCCATGACCTTGGATACCTTTGTACCTGAGCCGGTTGTCGTCGACATTGCCGGCGAGACCTTGGCGATTGCCCCCTTGAAGGTGGGCGAGTTGCCGACCTTCATCCGCGCCATCCGCCCCTTCGCCCAGCACCTGACCCAGGACTTGGACTGGCTTGTCCTGTTCGGCGAGCGCGGTGAAGACCTGGTCTCCGCCCTGGCCGTGGCCATCCGCAAGCCGCGCGAGTGGGTGGCGGCGCGGGAACTGGATGAAGCGATTCGTTTGAGTGAGGCGGTGTTCGAAGTGAACGCCGATTTTTTTATCCAGCGCCTGGCCCCGGTGCTCGCGCGGGTGGCGAGCCGGGTGGAGACGATTGGGGCGCGCTTCTCCAACGCCTCGTCGGGAACGGCCACCGCTACCCCGAAGTCCTGAACTACACGGTGGCCCAGGTGCGCGCGTTCATCGAAGCGATCGAACGTAGTGAGCGCCTGGAACTCGCCGCCCAGTTCGCCTTACTGGTCACCGCGCAGCGCGGCGGCAACAGTGAAATCAAATCCCTCCTGCGTGAACTCAAGCCATGAAGCTGTCGCTGACCACATCCGGCCTGCTCGACCCGAAGCGGCTGGATAGCTGGGTGCCGGAGAAGCGCCGGGCGATCCGCAAAGCAGTGGAATCCGCCATGAAAACTGTTGGCCGCGAAATGGCCGACGCCGCGCGCAGCCGGATGCAATCGGCGTTCAAGGTGCGGAAAGCCGGGTTCCTGAAGTCGATGCGATCCAAGGTCTATGCCGGCAACCCGGAACGCTTTCCGGCGCTGCTCATCGGCTCGAAGATTTCCTGGCTGGGCCTGCATATGAAGGGCGGCACCCTCACCGGCAAACGCGGCAAGCTTCTGATCCCGTTGCTGCCCGAGCACCAGCGCATCGGCCGCCGTGCCTTCAAGCGCGTGATCGATGGGTTGATGCGCGCCGGCAACGCCTTCTTCATCGAGCGGCACGGCAAGGTCATCCTGATGGCCGAAAACATCAAGGACAACACGTCCGAACTGCGCCGGTTCAAGCGCGCCGAACGGGGCCGCACTGGCGCGAAATCCATCAAACGTGGACAGGAGATTCCGATTGCTGTGCTGGTGCCGAGCGTGACCCTGCGCGGTCGCTTCGATCTGCCCGGCATCGTGCGCGCTCAACTGCCCAAGTTGGCAACAAACATCCTGCAACAACTGAACACACAGGGTCTGTAACCCATGGCCTCTGAACGCGCCCAGATCCTGATTGCTGCCATCGACCAAACCAAGCAGGCGTTCGCCTCGGTCAAGAGCGGCCTGGAGGGGATCACCACCGCAGCCAAATCGGTCAATGGCATGCTGGCCGGACTGGGCGCGGCGCTGTCGGTCGCGGGGTTGATGGCCGCTGGCAAGGCCGCACTCGATACCGCCGACGATCTGTCCAAGCTGTCGCAGAAGACCGGTATCTCGGTCGAGTCGCTGTCACTGCTGAAACCCATCGCCGAGCAATCCGGCATTTCGCTGGAGGGCCTGGCCAAGGGCATGCAGAAGCTGGCGACCGCGATGGTCGAGGCGGCGGGCGGGTCCAAGGAGCAGATTGAAACCTTCAGTCGGCTTGGCGTTTCGGTGAAAGATGCCGCTGGCCAGATTCGCCCGACCGAGGCAGTGCTGCTCGATCTGGCCGACGCCTTCGCCGCCCTGCCGGATGGGGCCGAGAAATCGGCGCTAGCCGTGAAGATCTTTGGCAAGGCCGGCGTCGAGTTGATCCCGTTCCTGAACCAGGGCCGCGCCGGCATCGAGGAACTGAAGCAGAAGTTCAAGGAACTGGGCCTGGAGATCAGCGGCGACACCGCGAAGGCTGCCGAGAAATTCAACGACACGCTCGACACGGTCAAACAGGCGCTGTCCGGCATTGCCCTGCGCGTGGCCGAAGCGGCACTCCCCGCCTTGCAGCGATTGGCTGACGCCCTCGTGGGGCTGGCCAGCCACGGCGACGAGATTCTGGCCGTGATGCGCGCACTGGGCGAAGTTCTGGTGGCGGTGCTGGCGGTCAAGGGCGTCGCAGCGGCGGCCAAACTGCTGGAATCAGTCAACTTGTTGAAGGTCGCATTCACCCGTTTCCTGCCCATCCTGGCGGCGGTAGCCGTCTGGGAGATGGGCAAGGGGCTCGTCAAGACGGTGCAGGACATCCGTGAGACCAATCGCGCCATCGACGAGATGGGCCGACAGCGGGCGCAGATCGATCAACTCGATGCCGCGCTGCAGGAACTGGCCGCAACCGGCACGGTGAGCGTAAAAACCCAGATGGCACTGGCCGCCCTGGCGGCCGAACGCTTGAAAGCAGCGCTGCCTGGCACGGCGGACGCCCTGCGCGCGATTCAGGGCGCGGCCACGCAAGCCGGCGAAGCCATCCGCCAGGCGCTTGATGCGGAAACCAAAAAGGCCGCAGAGACGGTCAAGCAGCTGTCCGCCAGTTACAAACAGGTCGCCGCCGACATCAAGGCGATCTGGGATGCGCGCGTGGCCGAGGTCGAGAGCAACTACAAGCGCCAGGAGGCGGCGGCGCAGAGCGCGGCCCGTTCCGAGTCGGCCGCTATCCAGAATTCCGCCCAGAGCCTGCTCGCCGCCGAGCGGGAGAAGTTGGCCGCTGTCGAAGCCGGTGCGAAACAAATGGAAGCTGCCTGGAAAACCACCTATGGCCAGGCTATCGCCCTGGCGCGGGCTGCGGGTCAGGATGTGGCAGCCATCGAACGCCAGGCGGTGGAGGCGCGCGTCGCCCTGTACGGCCAATTGGAATCCGCCTATCGCGCCACGGTCGACCGGCTGATCGCCGAGGAACAACGGCATCTCAATGCCGCCAAGGCGGCCGAAGAAGCAAGGCTTGCCCTGAAGCTCTCGGTCGAGGATCGCATCCGCGAACTGGGGCGCAAGGGTCTGGACGACTACGCCGCCTATCAGGACCGGCTGCGCCAGATCGACGAGAAACAGGCCCAGGCCAAGGCAGCCTTGGATGCGGGCAACTACGAGCAGGCCCGCAAACTTGCTGAGGAAGCCATTGCGCTGGCTGAGCGTTCGGCGTCCGCCGTCACCCAGCAGGTCGAGCAGAACGGCAAGACGGTCACGCAGACGATGGTGTCCGAGGGCCAAGCCGCTGCCACCGCCATCGGGCAAATCAAGGAGTCGGCCGGCATTGCCGACGTAGCGCTCAAGGGACTTGGTGATGCCCACAAACAAGCCGCGTCAGCGGCAGGGGCTGGCGCCGATGAGGCCAATCGTGCGCTGGCCTCGGTCTCCGATGAACTCGGCAAGCTGCGCCAGCAACTGCTCTCCCAGGACAAGCTGAAACTCGAGGTCGATATCGAGGGCGCGCGAGCCGGCATCGAGAAACTGAAAGCGCTGACCGACGCCCAACAACTGATCGCCAAGATCCAGGCCGACACGAAAGAAGCAGAAGCATCTCTGGAAAAGCTGAAAACCAACACGGGCAACCTCGCCCTGGTCGCCAAGGTCGAGGCCGACACCACGAAGGTGATGACCGACATCGAGCAGTTGAAGGGCACGCTGTCGGCAGCCAAGGTGGAGATCCCGGCGCTAGTGTCCTTCGACCAGCCCCGGGCGCAACTGACGTCGTTCGCGCAGGATGCGCGCACGGTGTTATCCAACCCAACGACGGCGACACACACGCCGCAGCCTGATCTCGGCCAGTACCGCGCGGCGATGGCGGAACTGATGCGTCCCACTTCGAGCCGCCACACTGTCTATGTGACGAGGGTGGCAACCAATGCCCAGGGCGGGATGATTCAGCGGTTCGCCGAGGGTGGTCAATCCGTCATGGACGGGTTCCGAAAAATGTCAGGGCGCATCTTCGGTCCCGGCACAGAAACCTCGGACTCGGTGCCGGCGCTGCTATCGCACGGCGAATTCGTGATGCGCGCGGCTTCGGTGCGCAAGTTCGGCGAGGGCTTCTTCGCAGCGCTCAATGCCGGCTTTGTGCCTCAGATACCTCGTTTTGCGGCGGGGGGGGCCGTGGCCAATGCTGTGGCGCAGGCGACGATGGGAGGCGATATTTCCTCGACTCCCGCACGCGACGTGGTCGACCTTCGCTTTCATGTCGGCGGCAAGCCGCACACCGTGCAATCCAGCCGCGACACCGCCATGCAGTTGGCCAGCGCGCTGCGTGAACTGTCGCGGGGATCGTGATGGACGCCAGCGTGCGTATTCCCCTGAAAGCGTGTGTCCGGCGCGAGCCCAATCCCCAAGTCTGTACGCCACCCGGTTTCGAGTGGATTCCGGGGTATCTCAACCAGTACGGCGGCGAGATGACCGACTACGCGCGCAACTGGTTTATTGCCAAATGGGATGAGCCCTACCAGGCAGCGCTGGAGTCGGCCGAGCAGGAATATCAGGATTGCCTGCAAGGTGGCGTGACTGACACGCAAACGCCAGGCGGCTTGCAACTGCGGGTGGCTTCGAAACTCGCAGCGCGGACAGCCATGAGCGAAAGCCAGCCCACCGTGGCGCTGTCGACTCAACTCAACGTGCATTTCACCCCGACAGGCGGGATGCCGCCGCCGTGCGATCCGTTCGATCCGAACTTCGATCCTGACCACCCCAGTTATCCCGTCGATCCGAATGCACCGCCGGTCAGTGTGCCGCGCTCGATCTTCTGGAAAGGGAGCAGCGCCACCTATGACCTGGATGCGATTGAGCAAGCGATGCGGCCGGTGAATAGTCTGCTGAATCCAGCCAATCCACTGTCGTTGCGGGATCTGCAACTCACCGCCGAGAGCATACAGGGCGCGGTAAGAATTTCGGACCACCGCTTCCTGCCGATCCCAGCCCAGGTACAGGTCTACGACGATCTTCAAACTGAGTTGGAAGTGGCGTCTATCCGTCTGGATTTCTCCGCCGAGTGGGCCAACACCGGCGCGGTCCTGGATACCTGGTCGGCCACCAGTCTGAGTGTTAACAACAAAGACGCCTACACCGACTTCTACTGCTATTACCTGGGCGTCTGTTCGCATTGGGTAAACCCGCCCCCCGTGTTCAACTGGAACCACGTGCCGCCAGGGTGCATCGATGATGTCCTCATCCGGGCGCTGCCCAGCGCGATCACCCTGGTGCGCATCCGATCCGGCAGTGGCGAGACACTGGATACGATCACCCTTTCGATCAACCATGTCGGCACGATCGACTCGCGCCCCATCGTCGCCCGGCACCGAATCTTCAACAGCCCCGGCACGCCGCATATCGTGCTGCCCCAGGTCGATGTCGGGCTGGCTGCGCTGGGTGTGACGCAGGAAGTGGTCGTGGTCCTGCCCGAATGTCTGGTCGGCAAGGTGGAACTCGCTGCGGACGCCGTCCAGGACTTCAACCTGTTTCAGTCGGACGGCGTCATCGGCATCACGGTTCTGCCTGGGGCGACGCCGGAGACGATCAAGCTGCGGCTCACCCTGGAACGCCACGTTTACCACTGGGACCGGGATGTGGATATTCGCTTTATTCCGATGGGTGGCGTCGACGTGGGCTACCCGCCGCAGGGCTGGTTTCCGCATGTCATCTTGCGCGTTCCGGTGTCCTGGAATGGCTGCGATGCCTTCCACCCGGATATCGACAGCCAGGCTCGGGTAGCCATCGTTGGTTGGAGCGCCACCGACACATACAGCACACCCCTGCGCTGGCTGCATACCCTGACTTTCCGCGTCATGGACTATGCCGCGCCTTGCGATGCGTTTGATTGTGTCTGGGGCTATGTGCGCGTGACCTGGCCGAACGGCACCATGCAGACCCAGCAGATCCTATGCGTCGCCGGGGACATCGACTTGCCGCGCATCTTCACGCTAAAGCTGGCCGGCAATGCGCCGCCGACTGTGAACGTCGAACTCACCCTCTACTACGAGGCCAACAATCGGCGTCGCCAGGCGAATGGCACCGATTTCGATTATTTGCCCGTGCCTGGCCCGATGCACCGCATCCAGACCCTGTCGCCATGATCCGACTCGATACCGTGGTTCTGCCGGATGGGTTGGTGTGGACCGATGAATTTGCCGCCCAGGCGGTGGCCCAGACCGTGCGCCGTACCCTGGATGGTTCAGTGGTGGTGTTCTACGGCCAGCACAGCGGCGGCCTGACCATCACCCTGGAATCCGAACCGGACGCTGGCTGGTTCACGCGCACCCAGGTGGAGGCACTGAAGCTCAGATCTGACAGCCCGGGCGGCGTCTTCACGTTGGAACTTCGTGACCAGACCTTCCAGGTGATGTTCCGCCACCAGGAGCCACCCGCCTTCGAGGCGAAGCCCTTGTTCAACCTGGCCCACCCCCAGCCCGGCGATTTTTATCTTGCCACCCTGAAACTCATGACCGTGTAGGAGTCCCCATGCCCATCCTCGACAATGAAATCCTCTGGCGGCCCGCCGCCTTGCTGTCTGACGCCACACCCGCGCAGAACGGCGGCCGTATGGCCTTCGCGCAACTGGTCTCCGGTGTGAAGAACAACCTCTTTCCGGACGTGTCGCAAAGCGAACGCGGCGCAGGTTCAGTGAAATTGCGCAAAGCCTTCATCCACATCAACAGCGCCCAGGATGCTGCGCTGCAGAATGTGCGGCTGTTCATCGATGCGCCCACGCCGGCAGGCGACTTCGTGGTGTTCCAGCTTGGCACGGCGACCGACACCCAGGACCAGGTCGCGGGCCGCACCTATGGCATCGGCACCCTGTTCGCGCCGGTGGCTGGTGGCGCGAGTCAGATCCAGGTGCTGTGCGAGCACAACGCCGAATACGCCACCCTGCAGCCGTTCCGGGTCGGCGACCTCGTCCGGGTGTCTGATCGCCCGAGCACCGGCGGTGCGGGCAATGAGGAGTGGGTGACCCTCACCGGCGTGGCCTATGGACCAGACTACGCCACCCTGGATTTCACGCCGGCGCTGGTGAATACCTACGCGATCCAACCCTCCCTGGTGAGCACGGTTTATCAGCAGGCCAGTGTTGCTGGCGCCTGGTCGAATCTGGCGCTCACCAGTGCCGCAGGCAGTTTCGATTCGGCTACGGTCGGCAACCTCGTCGCCCACAACAAGGGAGCCATCGAGCAGACCTGGACCCTGACCTTCACCGGGCAGGGGTTCAACGTGTCGGGCAATACGGTGGGCGCGCTGCCCGCGATGGGTTCCACCAGCGCCGACTTCGCGCCGGTGAACCCGGCCACCGGCACGCCGTATTTCACGATCAAGGCGGCGGGATGGAGCGGCACCTTCCAGGCCAACGAGAGCCTGCATTTCGACACGCATCCAGCGGCGATTGCCATCTGGTATCGCCGCCAGGTTCCAGCCGGCACCTTCAGCCTCGCCAACGACTTCGCGTCACTGGCGATTCATGGGGAGAGTTCGTGATGGCCACGGTGGGTTTCACCAAGGAATACTCCGCTGGCGACTTCGACTCGGTGGCACTGACCGCCATGTTTGCCACGCTGAAGGGATTTTTTGAAGCGGCGGGATTTGTTGTCATCCTGGACCAGGCCGATGCATTTGAAGTGCTTCCTGCTGGCCACGCGGCCGGCACGATCAGTGATGACATCCCGCACTGGCGCATCGAGCAAGGCGGCGGCAGCTACCCCAACCTTCGCGCTCGCGCCCTCTGGGGCGTCAATGACAACGATAGCGATAGTCGCTCCTCACACAGCGTGTATTTGCTCAATGCCGATACCGATCCGCAGTGGGCCTCTTATCGGGCCATTTCCTTCGCTGCGGATGGCAACGCGGGCTGGTGGTGGCTGATCTCAAAACAATGGGACGCCGCGCACCCTGAGTGGGGAAACTGGTTCGAGGCGAGCGCAGTGGCCTCGAAGACGCGTCGCTACGCTGCCGACTTTCATGTCGGACTGGTCTGTCGCTACGGCATTTATGACGGTGGAGATTGGCGTACGCCCTACGCCATCGCTGCAACGGGCACTATCAATACCAAAGTAGTCGGCACACTCTGGTCACCGCTTGCGGGTATGCAGCGGCATGCTGCATCGCCCTTGCCGCGGCTGGTCGCCCCACTTTTTTGCGAAATCAACAACTCGCCGGGCGCACACCTGCAAGGCGAGATCGAACACATCATGAAGCTGACCAGCGGCTATGCCTGGGGCGAAGCGCCGCTGCCAGGATGGTGGGCGTTCACCAATGACTACGCGCCGCTTGCTTTGCCCGCACCGACCAGCTTCACGGCACTCTAATGTTCGACACCGGCCTGACCATCGGCCTGACGCTGCACCTGAGTATTCATGCTGACGCGGCTCCGGCGAAGGTGCGTACTCGGTTCTCTGCCGCCTGGGGCACGACCGAGGTTTTTACATCCAATGTAACAACGTGGGATCTCACCCAGATCAAGGCGTGGCGGAATGTGTCGGGGTGGTCGCTGCGCTTTGCCGGCACGCACCGGACCCGCTATGGCTTGCGCCTGGAAAAAGGGAACCGGGTGCCCTATGGCGACCTGCGCCAGCATCGGCGGCACCTGGCCATGCCCTATGGAGATACCCGCCAACACCGGTCACGAGTGACGCTACTTTACGGAGATGTGCAGTGGCTAAGGACCCGAATTGATCTGCCCTACGGCGAGGCAAGTCGTCATCATGTCCGAGTCACTCTGCCCTACGCTGAGGTGAGTCGGCTTCATGCCCAAGTCACCCTGCCATACGGCGATGTAACCCGGCTTCAGGCACGAATCACGCTGCCCTACAGTCAAGTGACCCGGCTCCGGCAGCGGCACATCGTTCTGTATTCCGAGCTCGGCGTTTGCCAAAAAAGCATGCGCCTCACTTACTGGCTGACCCAGGAAGTCGCCACGCACCTCGTCCTTGGCTACGCCGTGACGAATGTAAACCCGCTCAAAAAGCAGCTCACCGCATCCTGGTCGTTGCTTGCTGATCAGCATCTGCAAGCGGTCATGAACACGCCGGAACTGGTCTGGCAGGACAAGACGATCCGCATTCTCCAGGCCACCCTGAGTTGCGATGAGGGCAGTCCGGTATGGATCGCGACCGTCGAGATCGCGCAGGTTGCGGACTTCGCTGCTATCGCCATCGGCGACCCGATCACCCTGGTCCTTGGCCAGGAAACCTTCGCGCTGGTGGTGGACGGCAAGACTCTATCGCGAGAATCCCAAACCAGTCAGCGTTGCGAACTGACCGCCATCTCGCCGCTGGCGCTACTCGATGCCCCTTTCGCGGCCACGACCCGGTATTACCAGCCTGGGGCGGTGTCGGCGCGCACGGCGGTCGAGGAACTGATCGGCGACGTGGACTGGCAATTGCCAGACTGGACCATCCCCGCTGGTCTGCTGCTGATGGAAGGCGTGACACCGCTCGCGGCGGCCCGCAGCGTGGTCGCCGCCATCGGCGGAATCATCGAGAGCAATCCGGATGGCACGGTGGTCTGCCGCCGCCGGTATACGGTGAGCATCCCTGACTATGGGCAGTCGCCGGTGGCTCACCAGTTGTTCGATGCCGATGTGCTGGCCAGCCGTGCCCAGATTGCCCCGTCGCGCGGCTACAACCGGGTCACCCTGGCCAACGAGGACGGGGCGAGCGGGAGCGCCGCCGATCGCATCGAATATGTCGCCGATGCGGACGACACCAACCAGGGCACAGTTCGGGCTTATCTGGCATCAACGCGCCCCGTTCTGCTCACACACACCGGGCATCCAGCAACGGTCATCGCCGCCCTGGGCGAAGTGATGCGCAGTGAATCCGAAGTCGTTGAATTCATCGAAGGGCGCGCGAGCACCCGATATCCGATCACGGCCATCACCAGCGCCGCCTGGCAGCACACCGATCTCGGGGCCGTGACGGCAGACAGCCTGGCGCTGGTCGCGGCGGTGCCCGGCTACAGCCTGCTCGATGTCACCTACACCACTACCTCCCTCGACTGGCGCGTCACGCTCGCCGCCGCCGAGGAAGTCCAGTTCATCCTGGTCGACGCTTGAAGGAGTAATGCATGGCCAATGCCACCATCCGCGTGCAGTTCGGCAGCCCTGACGGCCAGGGTGCCAGCGAGGGGCATCTATCCGCCGAGGTGGATGCCCGGCCGCAGGGTTTGAATGGCGGCAAAACGTCATTCAGCCCCGGCGAGACGGTCTACATCCTTGTCTACAAGTCGGACAACGTCAGCATCACCGAGACAATTTGCTCGGCGGGCTCGTTGTCCGCCCAGGGCACGGCAACCGTGACGGTTACCGACGAACTGATGTTCGAGGAAACCGATGTAGCCAGTCTCAGCGTGCCGGCCCGGGCGGGAATCGACACCTCGGTCTGGTATGGCCGCAGCCTGGGCACTCTCACGCTTCAGTCCGACAAGGTGACGGTGAAAGCCGCCGTGAAGGGTGTGGGCGTGGCCAAGGTCACCTACGAGGCCCAGGCCCAGGTTTATGCCCTGGCTTCGCCTGCCTCCCTCAACGGGGAAACCGATTTCAGCATCCTCGCCCTGATCAAGGGGAGCGCGACATGATCCTTGAGGTCTATCGCGGGGACGGTCTACGCGAGGGCGCGCCCATCGTCGAGCCGCTGCTGTCGGACGAGGCCTTGCTGCAACGGGGCATCGCCGAGATGGATGCCCATGCCCACGCGTTCAACCAGGTCGAACTGGAAGTGGTCTTCCGGCCGGGGTTCCGGCTCGGACAGATTGTCGAGGCGACCGACCCGTCCACCGCCAGCGCCTATCGGGCCAAGGTCACCGGCATCCAGATTACGGTGACCGAGGCAGCCATCGATACCCGGCTCAACCTGGAACAGCCGCGATGACCTTCCCGCTGCAGGAACTCACCCGCCTCGTCGCCCCGGACACAACCCTGGTCGGCGCGGTGGTGGGATTCAACGGCAATCTGGTGCGCGTGGCCACGGAGCGCGGGGCGGTGACGGCGCGTTCCCTCGATGTCCTGGCGATCGGCGACCGAGTGCTGGTCCGCCACGGCATGGCCACTCGCGCACCGGTGGCCCGACACATTTATCCCGTCTGAAGGAGACAACCCATGAGCACATTCAAGGAACGCATGCAGCCGGTCATCGATGGCCTGCCGGCAGGCGAGGACAAGGACACCCTGGTGGCGTTGATCGACACCCACGACAGCATGGAGCAGTCCGGCTTCAACCCGGGGCGGAGTGCCCGGGCGATGCGCCAGTACCTGCGGCAGAACACCAACAAGGTCGCCGGCGACCACGCCAGGCGGCCCCACGGCAGCTTCCCTGGCAAACCGCCCGGCACCCAACAGAACACCCAGTAACACCCATTTATTTTCTCATCCCTGGAACCCGCCCTTGAGGCGGGTTTCGCGTTTATGGAGGACTGCAACATGACCGAACCCCTGATCGAACGTCGCAAGTCGGTGACGCTGCCGCAGGAAGAACTTGAACGCATCCTGGAATGCGCCGCAGCCAAGGGAGCCAAGTCGGCGCTGCACAGCGTGGGCCTGGACGGTGAGGACGCCGCCCATGACATCCGCGAGCTGCGCAATCTGCTCGATGCTTTCAATGAGGCCAAGAAGACCGCTGGCCTGACCATTGTGAAGATGCTGATCACCGGCCTGGTCTTGGCGGTCGTCGCCGGCACGGTGCTGAAGCTGAAGATCTTCGGGAGCGCGCCATGATCGAGACCTTGCTGGGTGGATTGCTGGGCGGGGCATTTCGACTGGCGCCCGAGGTGCTGAAGTGGCTGGACCGAAAAGGCGAACGCGGCCACGAACTGGCGATGCAGGATAAAGCGCTGGAATTCGAAAAGATTCGGGGCGCACAGCGTATGGCCGAGATCGGGGCAAGTGCCGAGGCGGCCTGGAACACCGGGGCCATCGAGGCGTTGCGCGATGCCGTGCGCACCCAGGGTGAGAAAACGGGAGTGGCTTGGGCCGATGCGATCTCGTCGAGCGTGCGGCCGGTAATCACCTACTGGTTCATGGCGCTTTACTGCGCCGCCAAGACAGCAGCCTTTGTGGCAGCTATCAATGGCGGGGCGTTGTGGAGTGTGGCGGTGGTCCATGCATGGACGGATGCCGATCAGGCGTTGTGGGCTGGCGTGCTGAATTTCTGGTTCCTCGGCCGCGTGTTTGATCGGATGCGGTGATGCAGGTACCCCAAGCGGCCATCGATCTGGCCAAGCGGTTTGAGGGATTTCATCGGGTGCCGAAGGCGGATCCTTTGCGCCGGGCGCACCCGTATGTCTGCCCTGCGGGATATTGGACGATCGGATACGGGCATCTTTGCGATCCGAAACACCCGCCGATCACGGAGGCCGAAGCCGATGTCTATCTGGCGCGCGATCTGGTGACTGCGCTGAACGCCACGCTACGCTACTGCCCGGTGCTGGCCACAGAGCCGGATGGCCGGCTCGCTGCTATCGTCGACTTCACCTTCAACCTCGGTGCGGGGCGGTTGCAGACTTCAACGCTGCGCCGGCGGATTAATCAGCGGAACTGGCCAAGCGCCGCGCAAGAGCTGCACCGATGGATTTATGGCGGTGGAAAGATATTGAGCGGGCTAGTGGTACGGCGTGATGCTGAGGCGGCGTTTCTACATGACTGATCACCCGACCCTTCTCAGGCCCGGAAAATATCCACCTTGGTCTCTAGGCACTTGCGCAGGCTCAGGTCATTCGCACCCACTTCGAACCAGCCTCCTGGCTT